GACTGGCGGTGCAGACGTCAGCGGAAGCGGTAAAGGCGCTCTGCATCAACCTGGACGGGCTGGAAAGCTTTTTCATGAATGCCAAAAAAAACGGCATGACCTTCGCCGTGTTTCGTGGCAAACGCAACATCGGCGAACAGGATTTCAAGGAGCTTGGCGGTGACAGTGATATCCGCATCGCGCCTGTGATGGAAGGGGCGAAAAAGGCGGGTATGTTCCAGACCATTCTTGGAGCCGTGATGGTCGTTGCTGGGGTTGTCACTGGCGTGCTTACTGGCTGGACGGGGATCGGCGCGACGTTTGCTGCCGGATTGATAATGTCCGGTGGTTCAATGATGGCTGGCGGTATCTACCAGATGCTCTCGCCGCAGCCCAAAGGCCTACAGGGACGCGATGACCCCGATAACAAACCCAGTTATGCGTTTGGCGGTGCCGTGAATACCCTGGCGATGGGCAACCCGGTCGCGCTGCTATATGGCGAGCGTGAGATCGGCGGTGCAATTATTAGTGCCGGTATCGTAGCAGAAGATATTTGATGATATCGAATGATCACACTTCCGGTTAGTCCTTCCTAACGACCCTGGTTATGATGGATTCATCTGTTCTTAAGAGGGAAAAGAAGTGAATAAATGGTCTTCTATTATCTGTGCAACTTTATTGGTGGGTTGTGCAAACAAACCTTATGAGCCAACTCCAACTATTTACAGTCAAAAATACGTCGCGCAATCGGAAAATAAAACAAAAATTAGGGTGCATCGTGTTCAGCAGTTAACTGGCGCGGTATTGGGTGAAAATTGTCCTTTGGTATTGAAAGTTGACAATATCGAGGTCGCGGGGTTGCAGCAGAACCAATACATCGACCTTTACCTCAACAATGGTGAACATGACTTGTCTGTTCGTTTTACATGCGCTTTTACGCAGTGGCGTAAAACGCTAACCGTGATTGCGGATGGGCAATATCAAGAAATACAAACTGAGCAGGGTGCAGCAGGCCAATATAGAATGTGGCGTGTGAAATAACCCAGGCCTCATCAGTTAGCTTAATACCCGCTTCGGCGGGTTTTTTTATGGATGCAATATGGCAACGATTACTGGTGCAAAAGGCGGCAGCCAGAAGCAGCACACGCCTGTTGAACAACCCGATTCCGCGCAGTCGATGGCGCGCTGCCGTATGCTGCTGGCGCTCGGTGAAGGCGAGTTTGCTGGTGGACTGGATGCTACACGGATCTTCCTGGACGGCACGCCGCTGGGCAATCCCGACGGCTCAATGAACTTTGAGAATGTCTCCTGGGACTTTCGTCCGGGCACGCAGACGCAGTCGCCAATTCCCGGTTTCCCCGCCGTGGAGAACGAGACCAGCATCGGCGTATCGCTGACGAAGGCCACCCCCTGGACCCGTGCCATCAGCAATACCCAGATTGACGCCGTGCTGGTGCGTATCGGCATAACCGGTCTGCAGCAGCAGGAGAAGGATGGTGATATCGTCGGCACTTCCGTCACCTATCACATCGATGTGGCGGTAGATGGCGGTGCATACAGCACTGTGCTCACCAAAACCGTAACGGAAAAGCTCAGTTCTCTGTACGAGCTAACCCACCGCATCAATCTGCCCAAGGCTAACACTGGCTGGCAGATCCGCGTGGTACGCGATACCGCCGACAGCACCAGCCAGATGCTACAGAACAAAACGCAGGTGCAGGCCATCACAGAGGTGATCGACGCGCGCCTGCGCTATCCGCATACCGCGCTGCTGTATGTGTCGTTCAACGCAAAATCCTTCAACAACATCCCGAAGATATCCTGCAAGCCGAAAGGGCGGATTATCCGCATCCCGCAGAACTATGATCCGGTTAGCCGGGTTTATAACGGCACCTGGGATGGGACATTCAAATGGGGCTGGTCGAATAACCCGGCGTGGATCTGGTTCGATATACTCACGGAGCCGCGCTTTGGCCTGGGTCGTCGGGTAACGGCAGCCATGCTGGATAAGTGGGAGCTGTACCGCATAGCCCAGCGCTGTGACCAGAAGGTGCCCGATGGTAAGGGCGGCACCGGTACCGAGCCGCGCTTCCTGTTTGACGTCTATATCCAGTCGCAGGCCGATGCCTGGCAGGTGATAAAGGATATCGCCGCTGGCTTCAACGGTATGACATTCTGGGGCAACAACATGTTCAATGTTGTCTCGGACATGCCAGCGGACACGACGAAGCTACAGATCCTCACTCGTGCCTCGGTCGTCGGAAAGCCGAACTATTCCAGCGGCAGCGAGAAGAACCGCTACAGTTCGGCGCTGATTAACTTCAGCGACCCGGACAACCACTATCAGGATCGCACCACTGCAGTGATGTTTCCTGACCTGGTTAAGCAGTTCAAATTCAAGCAGACGCAGCTGACTGCCATTGGCTGTACGCGTGAGAGTGAGGCGCAGCGCCGCGGCGGCTGGGCGGTGTACTCCAACTATCTCGACCGCCTGATCACGCTGCAAACCGGGCTGGATGGCTTTGCCTATGTTCCCGGCACCGTGTTCGCTTTTGCGGATGAACGCTTTTCCGGGCGAGTGTATGGTGGGCGCGTTGTGAGCTACAACGCCGGGCTTAAAGCCGTTACAACCGATCGCGGGACCAGCGCCGTCCCGGGCGACACCCTGATGATCCGCACACAGGGCGGCATTGTGGAAAACCGGGTCATTCAGGCGGTCAACGGCACGCAGTTAATCGTGGCCACGGGGTTTTCCTCTGCGCCAGCGCCAGATGCCGTTTTCGTTATCGATGCCGGGCAGCTGCGCCTGCAGTATTTCCGTGTGATGAACCTGACATTCAACGACGAGGAGAACACCTACACCATTACGGGTGCGGAATACAACGCCTCGAAATATGACGCTGTCGATAATAATGCGCGCCTGGACATCCCGCCTGTCAGCCTGATTCCTACTGGTGTTGTTTCTCAGCCCGGAAACGTCGTGGTATCGAGCTACGACTCAGTGAGACAGGGGCAGCGCATTGCCACGCTGACGGCCTCCTGGGATGCTCCGCTGGATAAAGCCGGGAAACCTCAGGCAGACGTGATCGCCTACCAGGCACAGTGGCGCCGGGGTGACAGTGAGTGGGTTAACGTACCGCAAACCGGGCTGCGCAATATCGAAGTGCCGGGGATCTACGAAGGTGATTATCTGGTGCGTGTCAGGGCGATTAACGCTGGCGGCGCATCCAGCCTGTGGGCCACCTCAGTGCTGACGCATCTCAAGGGCCGGGCCGGTGATGTGCCAAAGCCCGCCAATTTCCGTACCACGCCGTTGCTCTGGGGCGTACAGCTGGACTGGGATTTCCCGGCTGGTACCGGCGATACCTTACAGACGGAGATCCAGTATTCCACTGCATCGACCGGCACAAATCCGCTTCTGCTTGCCGGGGTACCCTATCCGCAGCATGTTTATCAGCAACTGGGCCTGAAAGCCGGGGTAGGATTCTGGTACCGCGCGCGGCTTGTCGATCGCACCGGCAATAAGTCGGCATGGACTGACTTTATTCAGGGCAGCAGCAGCTCGGTTGCAGCTGATTACCTGGTGGATATCGACAACCAGATCAAACAGACAGACGCGTATAAGGAACTCACCTCAGATATCGCCGATCTCAGCGACGATATTCAGTCAGCGCGCGACGACATCAGCAAAGTGACGACAGAGTCGGCGGCAACCAAAGCAGGCCTGGCACAGGAGGTCACGGACCGTAAGAAAGCCATCACCGACGAGGCAACGGCACGTGGCCAGGCGTTGCTGACCGAGAAGAACGAGCGCGTTGCGGATATCAGCAACGTCAATCAGACGATCCAGACCACCACCGAGTCACTGGCGCAGCAGATTGGGCAGATTTCTGCTGGCACCGGTTCGCAGTTCGACCCGGCAAAAATCTGGTACTTCGATTCGACAGTGGAGGGCTGGAGCGGGAACGGGACGCCGACCATCGTTGACGGCTGGATACGCCCGGCGAACCATGCCACCGATCCGTGGGTGCAGTCTCCCGGTTCACTGGGTGTTAACTCTTCGTCCTATCGCTTCGTTAAATTGCGTATCAGGAAGTTCGGGGCACCGGGCTGGGCTGGGCAGCTGCGGTGGCGGGGTACCGGTGGCTTCAACGACACCAATATGGTCACCGTCGCCGAACCTGCATACGACGCGAACGGGATCGCCACGCTGGAGTTCGACAATATCCCCTGGCTGACTGAAGCCACGATGAATCAGTTCAGGCTGGATCTGTCTACTAAGCAGGATGCGACGAATTACTTCCTGATTGACTGGGTGGCACTCGGCCGGCCTACGCCCGGTGCGGGTATGGCGGCGCTGCAGCAGGAGACGACAGCCCGTGTTGCTGGCGACCAGGCGGAGTCCACAGCACGCGAGACGCTGGCGACGCAGATCCGGGGCGGCTATACCGGAGATGATCCGGCGAAGCTGGCCTCGGGCCTGCTTTACAACGAACGTCAGGCACGCATCACGGCGCAGGAAGCGGAGGTGACGGAGCGGAAGAAGCTGGAATCGACCGTTAACACTAATCAGGCATCTGTTACTCAGGAGCTGGCGACGCTGACGACAGAGCAGGAGGCCCAGGCCACCACGCTTTCGGGCCTGCAGACCACAGTTGGCAAAAACACCGCTGCGATAACGCGCATTGATAAAGCCGTTTCTGATAACAATCAGGCGCAGACCTCCGCGCTGGCTGCGGTTAAGGCCACGACCGACAAGAACACGGCGGATATCAGCACGGAAACCACGGCCCGTACGGATGGTGACAGCGCGCTGGGCCGCCGTATCGACAGCCTCAAGGTTGATGTGGACGGTAACACGGCCAGCCGGGACGCCGGTATTGTTGGTAACGTCACCAATGCGCTCGCCAACTTCATGGCGTTCTCAGATCAGCGCGTGACGTTCGCCGTTGGCGAAACAAAAACGATGGCCGAGATCACCGAAGCCCGGAAGACCGCAGCGGATGCTACAAGCGCCGTGGCGGAGCAGGTCACTACGCTTAAGGCCACGGTTGAGCAAAACGGCCAGACCAACGCTGCAGCGATCACCAGGATTGACCGGACGGTTGCGGATCTGGAGAGCGCAACAGCGACCAGCATTCAGCAGGTGACGGCTGCAATTGGCGATACCAATGCCAACGTCCAGACGACCAGCCAGGCTGTTGCTGATATCAATGGCAAGCTGAGCGCGCAGTGGGGCGTTAAAGTTCAGGTGGAGGCGAACGGCGTTAAACGCATCGCGGGTATCCAGCTTGGCATTGACGGTACAGGGGCCTCAAACTTCCTGATTTCAGCCGATACGTTTGCGGTTTATAACCCGACGACGAACGGGCAGGAGCTGGTGTTTGCGGCAACCGGTGGACAGATGTTCATGCGTTCGGTGTTCATCCAGGACGGGTCCATCGATAACGGCAAGATCGGCAATTACATCCAGTCAAGCAACTGGGACGGGACCGGCAATGTCGGCTGGCATATCAATAAATCCGGGTATGCCACGTTTAACGGTGTGACTGTTCGCGGGACGATTTATGCCACCGATGGGAGTTTTAGAGGCAGAGTTGAGGCGACCAGCGGGAGCTTTAAGGGCACGGTTGAGGCGACATCTTTCATTGGCGATGTCGCCAACACAGGGGTGTACCCCGACTCCAGCAACCGGTCGAACAATGCTGTTTCTACCAGTGTAGCTATGACGTATACCGACTCCAGCAATAGCGTGCTGAATAAAAACGCCGTTGTAGAGTCATTGATATATGTGCGGGGGATTACAGGTGCGGTTACGTCCACCGTTCAGGTAACTATCGCGGGTAACGTCCGTACGTTCAATTATGACGTTCCTGTAGGTGGGCTATGGTTCACTGCACGGCACGCGGCGACCGGGATGGGTGGACAACGTATTGATGCCAGCATTGTCGTTTCTTCCAGTAATGCAACCGTGGCAATTTATGCACCAACTATCACTGTGACCCGCGGTACCGGCTCCTTCTCCTGATCCCCACAACTTCAGAACC